TGGGCGTGTGCCACCCACAGACTCCCTTGCAGGAATCTCTCCCCTAATGACCAGATTTGATCCGCCAACAACCGAAAGGCCTAAGTCATGACCCAAAAGAAAACTGAACAGCCAGAGGTTAAACCAATAACTATCTACCTATGTTTGGAATCGGCTTTGGCGGCATCAAATTGGATCGCCAAAACTGATGCAGCTGCCGTCCATCTCGCCCGGCGCATGGCCACAGCCTTAGATACGGCTTTTGACATGGGCGCAGATCTTAAAGACATAACAGCCTTGTCTGGTAAGTTTTTAATTGTCCTACAACAGTTACACCTAACTGTTGAAACCCGTACTGCCAGTAAACAAGAGGAAAATGATGGAACAGCCTATGTCGGGGATTTCCTACGGCTTGTCAAAACCAAGAATCCAAAGCCCCCAGCTAAAACTGCCCAGCGCCGGGCCACTAGTAAGCCAGCTAGCGGATGAGTTAGGCGTACCTTTATTACCTTGGCAATCACATGTTTTAGATGATGCCTTAAAGGTTAACCCGGACGGAACTTGGGCTAGATCTCAAGTAGGTGTGCTAGTTGCTCGTCAAAATGGCAAGACTCACATGATGAGAATGCGTATGCTTGCTGGCTTGTACATCTTTGGTGAGAAAAGCATCATCGCCATGTCACAGACAAGGCAACTATCACTAGATACTTTCAAGCAGACAGTAGACATGGCAGAAAGCCTTGACTGGATGCGTAAGCGGATCAAGCGCGTATCCCGGACTAACGGCCAAGAGGAAATTGAGGTCTACTGCCATCATTACCCCAAGTCATGTACAAGTAAATGCGAGAGGTTACGAAAGTACGCAATTAGAGCTGCTACTAGTGAGGGCCCACGTGGTTCAACTGCTGACTTGCTTTATGTCGATGAACTTAGAGAAATTGACGAAGCAACTTGGGCAGCCGTTACACCAATTACCCGCGCTCGCCCAAATGCTCAAGTGTTTTGGACATCAAATGCTGGCGATCTAAATAGCACAGTGCTAAACGAGCAAAGGCGTAGAGCTTTGACCTTTGAGTCCAGCCGAATGGGTTACTACGAATACAGCGCATTGCCCGGATCAGATGTAAGTGATGAAAAGGCTTGGGCGCAAGCCAATCCAGCAATGGGTTACACAATTACAAAACAAAACATCAAAGATGCATCAATCTTTGATACAAAAGATGCTTTCAAAACTGAAAGTTTATGCTTGTGGGTGAGCGCACTTGACTCGCCATTCCCAATAGAAAAATGGAATGATGGCGAACAAGATATAGCCCTAGAGGATGGACTGCCTACATGGATGGCATTAGACCTTAATTTTAATAGGGAAATTGCGTGTTTAGTAACTATCCAAGAGCGACCAGAGGGCATGGCCGTATTCCTACATGAATGGCAACGTGAGGGCGGAATAAATGATCTTGAACTCACAGGCGAACTGGCAACACTTGCTCGTAGATACAGGCCAATCAAGTTTGCGTATGATCCAAACACCGCTGGGTACATCGCACCGAGATTGGCACAAGCTGGGGTTGCAACCGAACCGACACCATGGGCATCGGCAGGATTTGCTATCAGTTGCGATCAAACACTTAATGCGATGCAGTCAGGCAAGTTTATTCATCCCGGTCAACCGACATTACATCAGCATTTAGTTTCATGTGCTAGACGGCCAGCATCAGATGGTGGATGGCGTATTGCGCGTAGAGCTGCACAAGTACCAATCACAGCCGCAGTTGCATTAGTGATGGCGGCGGGGCATGCTTGTGCGCCACAACAGACTGTGACTATCATTAGTGCTTAAGGTCTACTTGGCAGTACCCCATGTGTGGGCTAGTCACTCCTATCACTAGCCCACACATTTCGACACGCGTTTAGATGCTTGATTGTCACACATTTATGAGATAATGAAGTATGGGATTTATTGATTTCTTATTGGGTACTGAACCAGAGAAACCAGAAATAAAGGCCGCCGCTAAGGCTGGCGTTCAAATACCTTACTACCAAGATTCATGGTCACCATTAGCCATGATCCGAGTAAGCCGATCAGATGCTATGCAAGTTCCAGCAGTGGCCCGAGCAAGAAACATTATCTGTGGAACTATCGGAACACTTGGCCTAAATGCTTACAATGACATTACCTACGCAAAAGTAGAGGGTAGATCATTACTAAAACAACCTGATCCAGCGTTGCCACTAGCTGTAACAATGACATGGATTATCGAGGACTTGTTATTTCAAGGGCAAGCGTTCATGGTCGTATTGGCAGTAAGTCCAGAGGATGGTCGCCCTACACAGGCTCGCCGAGTTGATCCAATGCGCGTTACTTTTACAACTGATACACAAACTGATGAGATTATCAACGGCTTTTACCTTGATGGATACTTAACACCACTTACAGGTGTGGGATCACTAATTATGTTTAGTGGCATTGATGAGGGCATCCTGAATCGTGGCGGACGTACAATTACAACAGCATTAGAACTTGAAAAGGCAGTTTCCCGGATGGCTGCCGAGCCAAACCCAACAATGGTTATCAAGAATACAGGCGTGGATTTACCTGCAGAACAAGTATCCAGTCTGTTAGCCTCATGGGCAGCTGCTCGCCAAAAGCGATCAACAGCCTATCTATCCGGGCCATTAGATGTAACAACTTTTGGCTATGATGCCCAGCAAATGGAATTAAGTCAATCACGCCTGAACACTGCAGCTGAAATTGCCCGTATGTGCAACATTCCAGCATGGTACTTAAATGCAGAATCAGCCAGTGCCACATATAGTTCAGTGACACAAGAGCGTCGCAGCCTCATCGATTTTAGTTTGCGCCCCTATATGTCGTGTGTGGAGGAGAGATTGTCGATGAACGACTTGACTCCTAGAGGGCAAACAGTTCGCTTTGATCTAGATGATTACTTACGCGGTAACCCTATGGAACAAATTGACGTCCTAACCAAAATGATAGATGCAGGACTTATTACCGTTGATGAAGCGCGTGAAGAAATGGACTTAGCACCGAGAGGAAACACAAATGCAGATTAGTTTCGATGGCCAAATCTTGGCAGCTGATACCGAAACCCGAACCATTAAAGGATTAGTTGTACCTTTTGCAAAGGTAGGAAACACATCCGCTGGCCCAGTTCGCTTTAACTTTGGCGCATTTGGCGAAATTGATCCAAGCCAAATTGTGCTTAATGCCGAGCATGACAGAACCAGACCCCTAGGTCGTGGCGTGGCCGAGTCTTTAGAGATTAGCCCAGCAGGTATATCAATGGCATTTAAGATTGCGCCAACTAACGCTGGAAATGATGCGCTAGTTGAAGCTGCCGAGGGATTACGCCCGGCATTTAGCATTGAAGCCAAAGTCAATGAGTATTCAATTGAGCGCGGAGTCATGGTTGTTTCATCAGCCTTGATGGAAGCCGTCGCTCATGTCACAAATCCTGCATTCAAGGATGCGACCATTGCAAGTGTTGCAGCTTGTGATCATGAGGATGAGATCAACCCACAAACCACCGAAGCAGAAACCCCTGCCGAGGATGAACCACAGGAGACAACAGTGGACGAAGTAACAACACCAGTTGCAGATGAAGTAACAGCAGCCGCTGTTGTTCAGGCTGCCGCACCAGTGGCTTTCACTAAGCCACGTTCACCGATCGTGGATGGCATTAGCTACCTAGATCACTCCATCAAAGCCGCAATGGGCGATGATGACAGCAAGATGTACATTCGCGCCGCGGATGATGACACAACAACCAACACTGGCCTAACACTGCCACAGCATCTAAATGAGTTTGTAACTAACACAATCTCTGATCGCCCAGCGATCAACGCTGTACGTCGTGAGTCACTAGTTAGTTCCGGAATGAGCTTTACTATTCCGAAACTAGGAACTGCCCCAACTGTGGCAGACACTGACGAAAACCAGAGCCCATCCGAAACTGGCATGACTTCCGATTACCTAACGGTAACCGTAAACAAGTTCGCTGGCCGTAATGACGTGAGTTGGGAGCTTCTCGACAGAAGCTCGCCCGAGTTTCTCTCATTGCTCCTATCCCAGATGAATGATGCCTATGCAAAGGCAACTGACCAAGCATTATTGGCACAGTTCATTGCACAAGGCACTGCATCAACTGGCGTTGCTGCATCTGCTGTTGGCTTCACTTCCTACGTTGGAACTGAATCAGCTGCAATCTACAAGGCAACTGCAAAAAAGGCTCGCAACGTTGTTGCTAACACCGCTGTTTGGGGTGGCCTAATGGGTGCAGTAGATGGTTCAAACCGTCCGCTTTACACCGCTTACAATGTACAGAATGCACCGGGATCACTTGACCCACGTGCAGCCGAAGGTAATATCCAAGGCTTGAACTTGTATGTAGATCCGTTCATTTCAGCAACAACTTGGGCAGATGACAGCGCGTTCATCATCGCTCCAGATTGCGTAAGTGTTTACGAATCACCAACAACTCGCTTGCAGGTAAACCTAATCGAAACAGGTCAGGTTCGCATTTCACTATATGGCTACATGGCCATTGCTGTGAAGCAGGCAGACGGCATCCGCCGCCTGAATATCAGCTAGTAGATATTCAACACACGTGTGGGGGGTGCGGCCCTGTGCCCCCCACACACCCCATTAGATAAGGATTTGAAATGGCACTAATTACACTAAGCGAGTTAAAAGCCGTACTTGGTATTGGTGACATTTACGCAGATGCATTAGTCCAAGAATGTGCAGATGCAGCTGAAAACATCATCCTTTCTATGCTTACCAAAAACCAATGGGGCGTAGTTGCACACAGCCGTTCAAACCTTGTAAATACGATTTACACAGATCGTCCACATGATTGCTATGTAGGTCAGTCTGTAGTTATTGCTAACGCAGGTCAAAACTTTAACGGCACAAAAACTTTGACAGAAGTAACCGAATACACAATGTCATTTGTTGGCACTGGTACGGATTACCCAAAGCATGGTGTCATTCCCTACGGCACAGTTACTGCCACACAGTACATTGATTATTCAACCATTCCAGAAGTACGTGAAGCAGCTATTGCAGTAGCTTCTGACATTTGGATCACACGCACTGGCACACTTGGCCAGCAAGGCGTGGATTTTCAAAGTCCAGCACCTTATCGTTTAGGCCGATCCTTATTTACTCGGGTGTCAGGCTTATTAGGTCGCTGGATCGATACCAACGCAATGGTGGGCTAATGGCTAATCTTGCAACATATCGGGCTAACCTTGCCGCAACTCTTGCAGCTGCCGGGCGGGTAGTTTACTCATACCCAAATGAAAACATTACGCCACCAGCCATTGTGCTTGTGCCGGGATCGCCTTACATCACAGTTGGCGCAATTGGTGGCGCACGTTGCCATGTGCGCTTTGACATTACTTGCATTGTTAATGCAGCTGACAACCAAGCAGCTTTGGCAAACTTGGAAACCTTAATCTTTTCAGTAACTGATCTACTAGCCAATAACATTTCGTTTTTGGGTGGATGGTCACAACCCACAGTCCAGCAAATCGGAAACGCCGACATGCTCATCAGCCAACTCAACATCGAGATGGTCACAACCAACTAGAAAGGCAAGTCATGCCAGCAACATACATAACTGGTCGGTCATTGACATTGAGCATTAACTCGGTGTCATACGCAGATCAGGCATCAACAGTCACACTTGAAATGGAAAACAACCAGCAAGTGCTTGAGGTTCTATCGGGTCGCGCATACAAGACCGTAGATAAGACCGCCACACTAAATGTGGAACTTTACTTGGACGACACTTCAAGCGCAGGAATCATCTCTGCACTATGGGATGCAGCCAAGAATGCGCCAGACACATCACTTGCATTCTCATTTGATGTAAACGGTGACACATTTACTGGCAACGTATTCCCAGTATTTCCAACAGTTGGTGGCGCGGCCACTGACGTATTGACTACATCCTTGAGCTTCGTTGTCGAGGATGGAACAGTCAGCCGGGCTTAACTAGCAGAACAGGGCAACCATTATGCAATACACAATCAAAACAAAACAGGGCAATAACTACATAGTGAGTGATGATAACGCTTGGTTGTGGATCGAGATTGAAAGAGAACTCGGTTACACAGTAAGCCAAGCGGCAGAAAAGATGAGCCAAGGTTCGCTGGATGTCATAACTTGTATGCTTTACAAAGCTGCTAAGGCACAAGGGCATACCAAGTTACCAAGTCAGCAAGCATGGGTCACCAATGAGTTTGAAACCTTTGAGGTGGTCGAGGAAAGCCCAAAAGAGAACTTGCTGACGGACTCGTCAGAATAGCAGTTGTCACCGGGATCCCATTATCTGATCTGTATAAATGGTCACTCGCAGACATCAATACAGCAATTATGCTAATACAAGAGAGGAATGGTCATGGCTGACAAAGTAACCGTCAAGATGACACCTGACTCTCGGGACTTGCGTTCTCTTTACAAAGCATTCAGAGAAATGGATGAGGGTGCAAAAAAAGCATTAAAGGATGATGTCACAAGTATTAGCCAATGGTCAGCCGGGGAAATGCAATTAAGTTACAACTTAAACCCTTTACCAGCACAAGCCCAAAAAATAGCAGCTACAATTCGAGCAAATAAAGATCGAATTCCAAATGTGACTATTGGTGGTAGTAAAGGCCAATTTAGTGGTGGCGCTGTATCCGGTCAGGTTTTGTTTGGATCGGAATTTGGTGGCCCAGCACCTTTTGCCAATGGTGGTCGCCGTTTTCCTAATCGCTCACGTCCACAAGGTAGAGGCAACGAGGGTTACGGCATTTTTATTACGCTTAAGAAAATCCAGCCAGAATTAACTAGACGTTGGAAAGACGCAGTTAATCGCCGAGTAATAGAAAAGTGGGACGATAACAATGGCTGATGTAAGAACACTCAAACTTAACTTACTTGCAGATGTTGACCAATTTGGTCGCAGCCTAAACAAGGCTGATAACGATACAAAGGGATTTGCTAAAAGTGTTGGCAAATACGGCAAAATGGCCGCGGCTGCTTTTGTTGTTGCTGGCGCAGCTGCCGCTGCTTACGCAATCAAGATTGGTGTAGATGGTGTTAAGGCAGCTGTAGAGGATGAACAATCTCAGTTATTATTAGCGAAAGCCTTACAAAACACAACAAATGCAACCGATGCTCAAATCAAAAGCATGGAAAGTTTTGTAAGTACCCAGCAATTAGCCTTTGGTGTAGCAGACACAAAATTACGCCCGGCAATAGCCAACCTAGCAAGAGCAACTGGCGATCTTGGCAAGGCTCAAGAACTCACTAACCTTGCCTTAGACATTTCTGCAGCCACTGGAAAAGACCTTGAAACAGTATCGCTCACACTTGGCAAGGCCTATAACGGTAACTTTGGTGCGCTTACTAAATTAGGTATTCCATTAGATGAAAACATCAAAAAATCAAAAGACTTTAATTTAGTTCAAACCGAACTAACCACATTATTTGGTGGGACTGCAAAGAAAAACACCGAAACTTATGCAGGGCAATTAGCCATTGTCACCGAGCGATTTGGTGAAATGAAAGAATCTATTGGTGTGGCTTTATTGCCAGCCATGAAAAGTTTACTTGAACAGGTAAACATGGTTGCCAAAGGATTTAGTGGCGATGATCCAGAGGGTTTGAGCAATCGTGCAAGAGAACTTGCAGGAAACTTTGAGGGCAACGGCGCAAATAGCCTTGGTGGATCATTACGAGCAGTCGCAAATGCTTTTGGAAAATTGTTTTCAACCATTACAGCTGGTGGTGGTGAATCATCAAGCATTTTAGAAAGTCTTGCTAATTCTCTTGAATCAGTGGCCAAGGCAATTAACACTGTTGGAAAGGCTTATGAAAAGGCCTTGCCAGTTTTGCGATTTATACAAAACCCATTCAACTTAAACATTCCAGAGGCAGGATTCACGCCAAGACCGGTATCAAGAGCTGCAGGTGGCCCAGTAGGTGCAGGGCAGTTGGCAAGAGTTGGAGAGTTTGGCCCAGAGTTATTTGTTCCCAATGGTGTATCTGGATCGATACGCCCGGATAGTGGTTCTGGCCAAGGCGTGACCATAATTATGAACGGTGTAATTGATGGTGAATCTGCCCGCCGTAGCATTGAACGCTTATTGCAGGACTCCTCAAGGCGCACAGGGGCTATTAATTTAGTCGGTGCTACATTGTGACCAGTTACGATCCATACCCGACTGTGACCTTTGGTGGGGCTACAACATACGCGGATCAGACCATTTCATCAATTTCAATCCGATCTGGTCGCAATGACGTAACTACTCAGCCGCAACCCGGATTCGCCTCTATTAGTCTTTGGACAGATGCCAGCGATCCTTTAGCCGTTTCTTTAAGTCAGTCTGTGTCAATCTCAATATACAAAGGAACATCAGGTACACAGGAAATATTTGCTGGCATTATTTCTGACATTGATATAAGCCTGCAAGCCTATGGATCAGATGGCTCAATAGCCGTTTACACCATTACAGCAGTTGGCCCATTATCACAGCTAAATCGTCACTTAGTAGGTGGTACTAACTACGCCAAAGAGTATGACGGCACAAGAATCTTAAACATACTTAGCGAAGCATTTTTGCAATCATGGTCAGATTTAAGCCTTACATTAACTTGGGAACAACTTCCAAATGAAACAACTTGGGCTAGTTATGATGCAACTAATGTGGCCTTGGTTGATAACTTAACTGCCAATGTTGATGTACCCGGTGTTTACGAATTAATGGCTTACACAGGTGGCGAGGATGATGCCTATACACTTGCAACACAAGCTGCTAACTCGGGCCGCGGCGTACTTTGGGAGGGTGGAAATGGTGAGTTGTATTATGACGATTATGCAAGCCGATCCAGCGCGAGCCCACTAACTCTCACAGCTGATGACATTCTTGCTCAAGGCTTAAGAACAGCGGCACAATGGGGCGAAATTGTAAACGATGTAAATGTGACATACCGGGCGGGTACAGAAAACGCCAGAGATGAAAACTCAATCATTCAGTACGGCCAGTTATCTGGAACCCGTACTACTCAACTACATAATAGCGCGGATGCTTTGGCACAGGCTCAAGACTTTTTAGAATCTAGGGCATACCCTAGAATGTACCCGGAAACGATAACAATACCTCTACATAGTCCAACTGTTACAGATGCTACAAGGGATGCCTTAGCAGCTGTTTACAACGGGCTAAGAGTCAGCACAAGCGCACTACCAGCAGTCTTTGGAACTACCTTTGACGGCTTCGTAGAGGGCTATACATGGAACTTGACCAGATACACCGCTGAACTCGCTTTAACGTGTTCGGCATACTCGGAAACTTATTTGAGTATTATTTGGGATCAAATCCAACCAACCGTCACATGGGCGGGGTATACTCCAAGTACACAAGAATGGGATGATTTATAATGGCAACTACCACTAATTACTCGTGGTCAACACCTGACAATACTGCATATGTCAAGGACGGTGCGAGCGCAATTCGCACACTTGGCAGCTCGGTAGATACAACTTTGTTCACCGCATTAGGTGGTTCATATCCGGGTTTACGTCTTATTAAGACACAAACAGTTGGCTCGGCAGTTTCCGCTGTTACTGTAACTGGTGCATTTAGCACTACATACGAAAACTACCGGGTTGTAATTAGTGGTGTTGATGGTTCAACGGTTGCGGCTTATTTATTTACCTTAGGTTCTACTTCTACTGGTTATTATGGATCGCAATACTACGATGCTTATACAGGTACATCGGGAACAGATCGTAATAACAACGCAGCCTATAATCAGGTTGGAATCACTGCGGCTGATGATAATGGAAACGCTACATTTGATGTTATAAATCCATTTCTTGCTAAAAGAACTTCGGTAACTGGAACTTATAATGCTGGATTGTATTCAGGTTGGTTTGGCGGATCAGTGTTTAATACAACTTCTTACACTGCTTTTACAATCACTCCAGCTGCAGGAACATTAACTGGTGGCCAAATAAGTGTTTATGGATACGGAAAGAGTTAATTATGGCAAACCCACTTATTCAAATTGATGATGAAATTCGAGAAATGACGGATGAGGAATACGCAAAGTATCAAGCCGAAATTGCTGGTGCGCCAACCTATCCAAGCGAATAATCATGGCCCTACCAATTAAAAATGGCAAGGTCTCGACACCGTTTAACAAGGCTGGCGCAAAATGGTCAACAGGCGCGCACACTGGCGTGGACTTTGCAGTACCAATTGGCACACCGGTACTTGCCGTAGCTGACGGCACAATAGTTAACGCTAATTGGGGCAAGGCATACGGCAACCAAGTAATTCAAAAGGTTGCTGGCGGTTATGTAATCTATGCACACCTAAACAAGGTCAGAATTAAGCCCGGCATGGTTGTAAAGAAAGGCCAGATTGTTGGTGAGTCTGGCAACTCTGGCAACTCAACTGGCCCACACCTACATCTAGAGCTGCGGGACAACATCCACTGGTCAGCAGGCAAGGCAAAAGACCCAAAGGATTTACTAAAGGCATGAAATTACTTATTATCAGAGCCTTGTCATTAGCCCTATACACAGGCCTAAGCACACTAGGACTATCGACAGTCCTCGGCATAGAGCCATTAAAAGCAGCTGCCATGGCCGCCATTGTGCCATTGGTATTTGTACTAAGAGCAACGGCTAAAGGCCTTATGGATGATGGCAAATTAGATCAATCAGAAATAGATGCAGCCATAAATGCCGGGACAAAGCCCGAGTGACATGTCTGGAATTATTAACGCTGGCGCAGTTGCTGGGGCACTAATAGCCATACTTACGCTTATCGGGATGATTGTCCGTTATGCCGTTGTTATACCAATTAAGGCTTATATCGACAAAATGACCTACGCCATTCAACCCCATGCTAATGGCGGAAAATCTTTGCCAGACTTGATAAATAAGGTTGATGCACTACATCTAGTGGTCAGAGAACATTTGAACACAAGTCATGACACGCCTATTTTCTCAAAGTGCTTGTGTGAATCCTGCGTGACGTGCTAAAACTATTCATGTGAGCGCCAAGGCTTACATCTAAGAATAGGAAATCAGGGCATGTTAACAGTAATCGGATTCGGTTTATTCTTTATCATCGGCTATGTAGCTGGAATGATGGTTGAAAACGAACACCACAAACAAAAGCAAATGAAGCGGGCTAAGGCTCGTCACCCAGTCGGCTCATCAATTGAACAGCAAATGGCTCGCGATGGGTGGAAAATCTAATGGCATTTGATTTATCAAATTACGTTACAGTAGCCGAGCGCGTTGCAGAGTTTTATGCACGTTTCCCAGAGGGTTCAATACAGTTTGAGTTTATGGGTGTTATGGATGGCGACCCAATGAAAATGTGGGGTGTAGCCAGAGCCTATAGATCAGCTGATGATCCGCTACCGGGCATCGGTACTGCATCAGAGTTCATTGTGGGCAAGAGTCCATACACAAATGGATCAGAGCTGCAAAACCTTGAAACAGCCTGCTGGGGTCGCGCTTGCGCCAGCCTAAACATTGGCACATCTAAGGGCTTGAGCAGTAAAGAGGAAGTTATCGGCAGCCGAGAGCGACAAGCACCCGGTCCAGCCAAGCCAAAAGAGGTGGTGCAAGAGCCACCCAGTGACGAAGTGGAAATCGACCCATGGTCACTTGTACGCACCGTGGATGAGAGCTTGAGCGAGTATGACGATGAGCCATTAATACCTACATGCCTACATGGACCAATGAATAGACGCAGTGGTATCAGCAAGAAAACAGGTAAGCCTTATGCCGGGTATTTCTGTGACAACGAGCCACAATGTGACCCAAAGTTTGATCGCTCATGAAAAAAAGGCTAAACAAACCACAAAACATTCTTGAAGAAGCACTAGACCTTGCTCAATGTGACCTTATGGACATTCACAAAGAGGTTTACAACAAATGGTGTGAAGTATGTGGGATAAAGAAAAAATGCGAAGTATGTAACTACACAACAACGTGTGAATGTTGTTTGACTACTTGGCCTTGTGCTACAAACATTATTACTGAAACTTTATGGATGCATTATAAAGTCTTGACAGAGGATGATTACTCATGAGCCAAGAACATAGCAAATACTGTCACTGCGTGTGCCAAGACTTATTTGAGTATCAAGCAGCTATTGAGCAAGCCCGGGCAATACACATCCAATACACACCTAATGACAAGCCATGCTTAGTGTGCAATACGACTAATGGCTCATGCAATAACTGCCGTTGGCTCAAAGACTGTGTGGCATGTGGTCAGAAATGGCCTTGTGATACTTTCATCGCACTAGATTTAGAGCGATCATGAGATGTAACTGCCCACCCGAATTGCTTTACAAGGGCGATCATTACGCAGATTGCAGAATGCTTAGGGTCAATGTGCCTCACGCGGACTGCGACAATTGCAAAGATGAGCCAGTTGCCTGCATAGATTGCTACATGGCTAATGGTGGTTACAATGACTGACCGCTACCAACTAGAGTTTCATCGCACACTTATGACCTTGTTAAGACTTACAAGGAATCTTAGGGAAATGGACTGTGAGCATTGTGGTGATCTACTAACACAGGCTTACAAGTGCATGGCAGAGGAAACAGACAACATCAGAAAGAGGGCCAATGATGAGTAACAAAGACGAGATGTACATTTCAATACTTAAGAAGCTTTATGGTGCTTATGAAGCGTTGCCATACTTTAGTGAGTCATGCGAGATTTGCAGCGAAACATTACATCCAGTAGACATTGGTGTAGATCCTTATACGGACACACGCACATGGATGACTAAATGCTGTGGTGAGGTTAATACTTACCAGCAAAAATTAAGCCCACAAATATAAAACTAGCCAGTAGTTGGAGTGGTTCTTGATCCCTCGTCCGGACTACTGGCTAGTCCCTAAATACTAATAGCAATACCTGACAAATGTCTAGGCAAGACTCAAACTGCTGGCTGCCTTATCAGCTGCTAAACCGCCGTAAGAGGGCGTGTCTTGGCATGCCTGATAATCATGCAAAATGCAGAAATGCGAGCCTATAAACATCATTCAAACCGAACTGCCTGAATGATTTCCCCAAGTGTTATAGGCAAATGGCGCAGTTGAATTAGTTATAGTGACTAATTCCCTTTACAAGCGAAACTTATACGGTGACGGGTGTGGATGGCTCGCTAAGAGCCATTCCTGCTCACTTACCGGTTCTGGGTGTGAATCATCCTAAAATAACTACATGGAATCAAGAAGTGATAAATGGGTTCAGGTTAGACAATCTGAATTACTTAAATACGTCAATGGAGTAGAGATGTTAAGTAAAGACCACACACACTTACAACAAGAATTTAATGATGCCAAAATGATTGCCGGGATGATTGACAGAACATGGAAAGAACGGCTGGATCAGCTTATGGATGTAATTATTGATCTGCAGCTCACAACTAATGTTCAATACCGTAACGGCATGATGGCGGCGTACAACATTATGCAAGGAATTGAGGACTAATTATGCTTGACGTTAATTCCCCAAAAGGTCAAGAATCGCTAGAACACGAATTAAGAGCTGTACAACTATGGCAGCACCATTATCAAGAGTTTACCTATGTACACACGCCTAAAGACGGCCCAGCATTAGTTGATGCAGTCATAGTGGACAACGACACCAATGTGGTGGCCGTAGTTGAGCAGAAGTCCCGGAACATGAGCCTTGAGCAGCTGCAGAAATGGAACATGGAATGGCTCATTACAATGGACAAGATCGAGGCTGGCCGTTATGTGGGCAACGCCTTGGGTGTGCCTTACATTGGGTTCTTGTATTTGATCCCGGACGACTTACTAATCACACAAAAAATTAGCGACAAAGACGGCAAATGGACATGCGAGTTTCGTACAGACATTACAGAAACACAGGAAACAATCAATGGTGGCAAGATTGAAAGATTAAATGCCTACATTGATGTATCAGGGGCAAAACAAATAAGGCAGGGCTAATGACAATACTGGCGGGACTTACGCATGGCGGCAAGGTGTACATGGGTGCAGACCGGGCTATGTCAGATAGTAACTTTATTAGTCCATTGGCCAAGCCTAAAATCCGCAAGGTTGGCCCGTATCTAATTGGTTACAGCGGATCACTGGGAACAGGTCAGCTGACAACATTTGCTACATACCCGGACATAAACACTCATAACTTAGAGTCTTGGATGCGTATGCAATTCTGTGGCGCATTACAAAAGGCATCAGAGGAGTTTAAGATAGACATCAATACTGATGACAATGGGGCAGACATACTTGTAGGCATTGCTGGCAGATTGTTTGAGATAAGCACGATTGATTGGTCAGTGGGTGAATACAACATGATTGCTACTGGTTCAGGATTCCCATACGCCATGGGTTCATTACATACAACAAGACATACTGATGATCCACATTGGCGCATTAAAGAAGCTGTGGGTGCTGCTATCAAGTACAGCCCATCATGTGTAGGCCCAGTAGATGTGTTGGTTGCATGAGCAAAGCACACGCGAGAGGCACAGACACACAATGGCGCAAGCTGCGTGAGGCATGCTTTCGAGTATGGGGTAAGACGTGCATGTATTGCGGTGACCGAGCAACAGAGGTTGACCACATCATCGAGGTAGCCAGAGGTGGATCTAATA